ACTGTCAATGAAACTTTCCCAAAAGAGTTTGCATTGTATGATCTAAACAAACTTCTTGCAAAGGTTTCTCTGTATAAAGATGCAGAGTTGGGTTTTGATGACGACAAGTTGACTATCAATACTGAGAACAAAAAGAAGTCTGATTATATCAAGTATTGTTCACCGAAGGTTATTGTAACTCCACCAGAGAAGTCAATCACATTTGGTGATCCAGATTGCTCATTCAGTCTATCTCAAGAGGATCTTGATTGGATGCGCAAGAGTGCTGGTATCTCTGGTTCGCCAAACTTCGTATTTGAGAGTGACATCAAAGACGATTCTGCTGATCAATCCAAGATTGAGATTGGAACCAGCGATGGTAAGAAGTTCCGCGTAGTAATGAAGGTCGAAAACTTCAAACTTCTTGATGGTTCATATGATGTTTCTATTGCCAAAAAGGGTATGGCGCGATTCAAGCATAAGACTGTCGATATCGTTTACTATATTGCAATTGAAGCCGCAAACTCGACTTTCGGTGAGGAATAATTATGGCTATTGATAAAGCAAAGGTTCTAGGATGCCTCCAGGAAATCTCAAACTCGTTGACTCGTATTGAAGCCGAACGAGATTTGATTCGTGAGATCCTTGCGAAGATGCAGGATGAGTGCGAGATTCCAAAGAAGTTGGGTCGTAAACTGGCAAAGACTTATCACAAGCGTAATTATGAGGAGGAAGTTGCAGAGCAGACTGACTTCCAAACCATTTACGAAAACGTGGCTAAATAAGTCTATTGGGGTGCGGTTTTCTTGCCGACGGTACTATCCGCCAGACTGCTCATCGTGAGGGTTCACCTCCTCCACCCCATCTTCTCTTTTAGGAATATATTATGCATAAATCTGAATTGCCTATTCTAATCGTAATTCTGTTGACCGCAATTTTCGCTCTTGCGAACACATACTTCCATTGGATTCCGTATTCTGCACCTCCAGTCATGTTGATGATTGGGATCGCATTATATTCGTTATGGGAGCATAAACGTGGCAACAAGACGTAATTTTTTCAAGTATCTTGGACTTGCTGGTGGTATTGCTGGTGGTGGCGTAGTTGCCGCCGCAGCCGTTTTACCAGATTCTGAAAAAGCAAAGTGTATCAAGGAAATTGAATCTACTGGTTACAATGGCAAATTAGCCATTGGTGCTGAGTATGGTGAACTGCTTCCGACAGAACCTAATACATTCCGTTTTGGATCGCAGTTTGTTCCTGGAACTGAACGACATGTAAAGGCAAGTATGACCGTCGGACCAGATGGCGAGATGTACTTGTATACAAACGGTAAATGGCGTAGAATAGTAACTGAGTGACAAGGAGTTTTATATTATGGTTGAAGCATTGTGGGTTGAAAAATACCGTCCTCATACTATTGCCGATTGTATCCTTCCTGAGGAATACAAGTCCACTTTTCAGTCGTATGTAGATCGCAAGGAGATTCCTCATCTTCTTCTCTGCGGTGGACCAGGCACTGGTAAGACCACGGTTGCACGTGCGTTGTGTGATGAAATTGGTTGTGACTATTTGATGATCAATGGTTCGGATGAGTCAGGCATTGATACCTTCCGAGTCAAGATCAAGAACTACGCAAGTTCAATGTCTCTTGGCGGTGGTAAGAAAGTTATCATTATCGATGAAGCAGATTATCTGAATCCAAACTCAACTCAGCCAGCCATGCGTGCTGCGATGGAAGAGTTTGCTCATAACTGCACTTTCATCATGACTTGTAATTATAAGAATCGCATTATTGAACCACTACATTCTCGTTGCGCTGTAATTGAGTTTAAACTTCGTAAAGAAGATAAACCTAAGATGGCAATGGCATTCATGAAACGCGCAGCAGAGATTTTGGCTGTTGAGAAAATCCCATACGATAAATCAGTTCTTGCAGAAGTTGTAAAGAAACACTTCCCTGACTATCGTCGAGTGTTGAATGAACTTCAGCGATACTCTGTTAGCGGCAAAATTGACTCTGGCATTCTCACTAGCATTGCTGATGTGTCATTAAATGATTTGATTACATCGCTCAAAGATCAAAACTTCGGAGCAATGCGTAAATGGGTTGCCGACTTTGGTGGTGATGATCCTGCAAAAATCTATCGTAAGATCTATGATAGTTTATATGATGTGATGGATAAGTCTACGATTCCAAATGCAGTTTTGATTCTCGCAAAATACCAGTATCAATCTGCATTTGTTGCTGATCAGGAACTGAACCTCACCGCATGTCTCACTGAGATGATGGTGGAGTGTAAGTTCAATGGCTGATCTCTTCAAAGAAATTATTCCGTCTATTCTACAGACGAAAGAGTATGCTCTCCTAACAGAACAGGATGAAAAGTCATACTCATCATTTATGGTTAATCGTGCACTTTCGTATCATAGAGACACAGTTCTCTGGGCGAACGAAATGAATCGATTTACGACTCTTGATAACAAACTCAAATATGACTTTCTCCTAAATATTATAAGAGCCCAAAAGCGTCCATATTCAAAGTGGCATAAAAAGGCTTCAAGTAGTGATTTGAGTGTTGTTAAGGAATACTATGGATACTCCGACGCGAAAGCCGAGGAAGCATGTAAGATCCTCTCCGACGACCAAATCACCGAAATGAAAAAACAGTTATATAAGGGTGATTGATCATGGTCGAAAAATTAGTAGAAGTCACATTAGAAAAGCAAGACGACTTCCTCAAGGTTCGCGAAACTCTTACACGCATCGGAGTCGCTGCAAAGAATGATAACATTCTTTATCAGTCTTGCCATATTCTCCACAAACAGGGAAAGTATTACATTGTACACTTCAAAGAACTCTTTGAGTTGGACGGTAAGCCAAGCAATATGTCAGACAATGACATTCAAAGACGAAACACCATCGCAAATCTAATGGCAGAATGGGGTCTTGTGAAACTTGTTGATGCAGACAAAACAAAAGACAATGTTGCGCCATTGAGCCAAATCAAGATTCTTCCGTTCAAAAATAAGAACGAATGGCAATTGGTTTCCAAATATACAATCGGGAAAAAGAAAAAGGATCCTGTATGATTTATTTGAGTGTGTATAGACTTCATCATGATTTAGTATTACCAACATACGGAACTTCTTTAGCCAATTGCTTCGATTTATCCTTCCAGCCAACAAATAATGTTGTGACTGGATACGATTCATTCAACTCATCAATTGAGCGCGAAGTAAACTCATTTGGTGAAGTTTCGATCCATCCAGGAGATCGTCTGTTGATTCCAACAGGCTTGATCATGAAGATTGATCATCGCCAAACAATCGAAACATACGCTGACATTTCTCGCACAGAACTACCATTACAGAATCACAGCATTCGCCTTCACCCTCGCTCTGGTCTTTCGCTTAAGAAAGGTTTGATCTTAGCGAACTGCGAAGGCATTGTTGATGTTGATTATCAAGAAGAAGTGTTTGTTCTTTTAACTAACATCTCAAAGATGCATACAACAATTCGTAAAGGTGATCGCATTGCGCAAGCAGAAATTGTTTGCAACGAACCATTCCATATTGCTGTAGTTAATACGCGACCAGAAAAACATTCTGAAAGATCTGGTGGATTTGGTTCTACTGGTGTTGCTTGATATAAATAGAATTGGATGCCCATTTGGGGTCCATAACTATAAACTTGCTTAATAAGGAGTTACAAAATGACTAATATCACTACACTCGCATCACATTACGGACTCGATCGTCTTCTTCCAACTGCTCTTGGGTTTGAAAATGCGTTCGCTGCTCTCGATAATGCTTCTCATCTTCTCACAGCAACTCAAACTGCATTTCCACCAGTGAATGTCATCAAGAAAGATGACTACAACTTTATTCTGGAATTGGCAGTTGCTGGTTATAGACAAAATGAGATTGAAGTCACTACAGAGAGAAATTCTCTCAAAGTCATAGGCAAAAAAGTAGACGAAGACACTCGCGAATATCTTGTAAAAGGTATTGCGGGTCGCAAATTCTCTCGTCAGTTTGTTTTGTCTGATACAGTAG